GAAAATAGGCGTGAATGAACTCACCATGATAATTTCTATGATTACATGTGAATTCTCTCCTTACCCAACATTTAAAGTATGGAATATTACTAATTAAATTTGGCACTAATTATATTTTTTTGTTTTTTTCTATTCTTTATTTTTAGGTTTTTTTGTAGACCAAATTTAGTTCCCTTTGTAACCTGGGGCACCTGGTAATATTCTTGGTCTTTTAAGCTTACGTTTGCCACCGCCTTTAATAGATTCTGGTGATATATTTTTTTGAGCACGTCTTTTTGGTTTTTTGTCTTTCAGTTTTTCTTTTTCTTTTTCTTTTTTCAAAGCTGTAGTGTTAACTACACCTCCAATAAAAAACCCTTTAGTACCTTTAGCCATACCGCCTCTAGCATAACCTTTAGTGCCTTTGCCCTTAGCCATGCCTCCGTTAGCATAGCCTTTAGTGCCTTTAGTCATGCCACCAGCTGCATAACCTTTGGTGCCCTTGGCCATGCCTCCACCTGCATAACCTTTTGTTTTTTTGACCATGCCTCCGCCTGCGTAGCCTTTAGTTTTTTTATACATAATTTACTCCTTATGCGTAAGTTTTAACTAATTCTAAAATTATCGAATAAGTGTTACCACTACTAGCGCTAACTGTAGTGAAATCTATATCACCAGTTTTACCAGATCCTGCATTGTTTGGGATTCCAGTAAAAACTTCATCGTAATATTCATCACCTGTACTATCCGCTGGTAAGCCTGTGATCAAGACATTTGTAGAAGCATCAAACTCTATGTTGACACCCATGCCTCGGCAGGCCCACCAAATCTTAGCTACTTTGACGCCAGTGCAAGTAGCACCTTGGCTGTTAGCAGCTAAAGCAGATACATCGACTTTTTTTACCGCCGACTCACCAGTGCCATCGCTGACATTGGTGAATTTTAAAATTGCGATCTTATCGCCATCGGCTATGGTTTGTGACGTTACTGTATCAGCCATTATTTACTCCTGATTACGCGTCAGCAAATGGTGTAACTATAGTGCCTGAGCCTAAGATTAAACCTTCGACAGCATATTTGTTATCAGCTATTGCAGTAACTTTTACGATACTACCAGCTAATCCACCTTTAGTAGAACCATTCATAGTGATGACATCATTGGATGCGCCAGAGATAAAAGTTTTACCTGTAGCATCGTCTACACCTGTGTAGAGGCCACCAACAAATTTGTCGGTACCATCAGTCAAGATATCCATGTCAGTTGCTGCTGTTTCTACTACAAAGAAATAAGTAGCTCCTAAATTATTTAATTGATTAGGATCAGTAGGATCGCTGGGACTAGTTGCTACGATGGTAGGTAAAGTAAATTTACCGTCGGCATCGTTAGTCGTTAAAATTTTACCAGCGTGAGCTTCAACAGTTAAAGTTGTGTCTGCAGTTAGACTAACTACTGATGAACTACCGGCTGAGATAAATCCAGCAAGTGATTTTACTGGTCCTGAAAATGTGCTTTTTGCCATAATTTCCTCCATTGGAAATAAGTTTTATAGTCTTGGCTTGTCTGCTAGGTCAGTCTATAAAACAATTGTTGTCCTAGTGCTTTCGATTATAAACAAAAAAAAAGGGGTAAACAATGTTTACCCCTGATTTTAATCTCACTGATTTATAAAGTGGAGATCAAGACTTCAATTAAGATCTGTTAAGACTATGCTCCGGGAGAACCAAATACACATCTTGGGTTAGAGAACCCAAATGAATATCTTTCTCTTGCCTTGAAACGCATATTGCCTGTATCGAAATCACCTTCCATCGCAGTTGACAGAGCAGTTCTTTCAAAATGTTTAAACCCATCGGGGCAATCAGTTTTGATGAAGAACGCGTCTGTATCTGTTAAGAAGTGATTTACGACGTAACCTTCAGGCAACATACCCATGTTTCTTACTGCATTGATATCATTGTCTGAAGTGCCAACTCTTCCTGGGGTGTCCATGAGTCTGTCAGCTACGAACTGTAGATTTGTAGGAACGATTAGCTTCATACCTCTAAGCGCCAAGATCATGTCTCGGTCATCTTTAAAGTTTGCTATATCGATCAATGAATTTTCTAAAGAAGTTTCATTCAAATCAGCAGCCGTGCTCAACTCATTACTCAACGTACCGCCACTTGCTAGTGGGTGGTCAGTAGCACAAAGCTCTTTGCCATCTCCACCAGTAAAACTTGAGTTAAAAGCGTTGTTTAAGATTGATGCAGCTTTAACTTGTTTCGTGTGAGCCATACTTCTAGCCAATGCTTTTGTATACCTCGAACCAAGTCTGTCATATAAATTATCTTCGATTGCTTCCTCAGTAAGAGCAAATGCTAATGCAACTGTCTCGTGAGTGTATCGAGCACTATATGACTCTGAAGCTGTATCAAAACTTACGCCTTGTCCCTCTGTTTTAGTAGGGGCGTTACCAAAACCTACGAGTAATACATCTTCTTCAAACGCTCTGTCAGAAGAAACTGTGTCATAGATTTCAGCATGTTCGTTTTCGTATCTTTGATACTCCATTCCAAATAAGGCATTTAAACCAGGCTCTAATTCTTTCGCTAATTGTGCTCTAGATATTGCCATGTTAAACCTCTTACGCTAATCCAGCGCTTTTAGCACCCATGACGTGGTTTTGAATAACCACGATTACATTTGTGCCAACGCTAGACGTATCAGAATTTTCTGGATCTTGAGAAATATCAATAGCTTTCAACGGTAAAGTTGCTGTAGTAGCACCAGTTGAAGTGTCTAATTGAATATTAGAAGTTCCAGATTTAGTATCACCAACAGGCGAAGACTCAACCACGTCAAAATTACCAAACAAATCAGTTACGGGGAAAGCCTCGTCTGACTGAATAGTAAATTGAACCATTGGATCGTCTATTACGTTAGCAACAATGTCGCTCGCGGAAATGCTACCAGGATAGTGGTTTTTAAACACTTGTTCACCAGTTGTAGGATCAGTGTATGAAACACCATTAAAGACACCAACAATTGGTACAGTACCACCAGCTGCATGTCTACCGATAGTTCCCGCAGTGAGTTGAGTTACCAAATCACCTTGGAAAATAGCAGTAGTCGCGCCACTTGCGATTCTGTATCTTTGTTGGCCGCCTGTAAATGGAGATCCACCGACTTTACGAACTGGGACTAGACCTATTTTAGTAGTTTCGTTTGCCATGTTTTTTCGACTTCAAATTCCAAACGGTTAAAATCAAGAAGAACTATTTAGTTCCTCCACCAAATGTTACCTTGCTTTTCCTTTCCCTAGAGATAGGCATTGCAGGATTTTCTTCACGCATTAAGTCGTTATCTACAGCTGTCATTTGATTTGCAGTTTGTTGTTGATAATACTGATCTCGTTGATCGACGATATCCTCGTCTATTTTGCAGAGTATCAACCCACCGACACCGACAACTCCAGCGTGACGACCCTCATCAATTGTGGGGTAATCGTAACCAGGAACTTCTTCTGGTCTTACTGGCTCCCAGCCTTCTCTAAATCTTTTAGAGACGTTGCTACGATCTTCAAAACCTAGGACTTCAGCTCTGATCCAACGATACTTAACCCCTGGGGGTGGATCGTTAGGAACATCAAGCATACTTGGAGGAGTCCAAGGTTGCTTGGCTTTTTTAGTTGCCCTAGTTTCTTCAGCTCTAGGAGTTTTGTTTACAGTTTTAGTTTCCTTATTCACGATTTTTGTAACCTCGCTTTTTGTATTGCGTAATCTTTAAATGAAACGCCTAAACGTTTCGCCAATCTTTGCTCGCTTGGAGAAAGCTCCACTCGATTACTAGGTTTGCGTCCACTTGATGTAGTGCGTGATGGTGAAGCAACCGTCTGGACGGGTTTTTGGTCAGCTTCCACGTTTTTAAATCTGTTAGGCAATTCTGCTTTTAGCCTATTGTCGAGTTCATTGTAATACTCATCTGAATTTAAATCAAAACCTTCGTTGGCTAAATTTTCATGAATCGACAAAGCCACGTTAGTAGCGATTCGATCTTGTCCGAACCATTCGTTTTTAGCAGCCCAAGTTTGTGCCTTGGGTGAGGGTTGAGTATATTCTTGAACTTCTTGAGGTTCGCCTTCAGGTATAGCAAATTCTTCTGTCGGAGCAGTTTGAATATTGTCCATTTTACTTCTGGCTTCACTAGCTTCGATGTATTTTTTCTCAGCAATGGCAGTGCTCAAAGCTTCAGTCGCTCTAGCAATCGAATCGGCATCGTTAGACTCAATGGCCTGTTTGTGTGCTTGTTTTGCTAATTCAATCGCAGCTTCGGTTTCACCTTTACGACTTTCAAACATGTCTTGTTCAAAAGTTTGTTTGCTGGCTTTTAGTTTATCGTTTTCTTCTTTTAAAGTTTTAGCGTATTGCACTGCCATCAACTCACGGCGTTGAAAATCTTTGGCTTGCGCCACCGCTTTATTGATTCGGTTTTGTGCTATCGCTGCTTTTTTTTCTACTTCAGATTTTTCTTTGGTCTCTTCGATAACTTTGGGACTGGTCTCAAAGTTTTCTTGCACCAGATCTTCTTGTAGTGGTTTTAGTGCTTCTTTATTTTCTTCTAAATCAATAAATTTAGTTTCATCAGAAGCGTCATCGTCTGCTCTTTTGTTAACTGGCATAGCAGCTTTTTCGATTTGCTCGTCAGAAATATCTGGGAGCTCGTATGTTTGTTCTTGTTGTTCAGCCATAAATCACCTATAAAGTTTTGATGTCGTCAGGATCCGTAATTGTTCCAATGATTTCATCGTCGTTTATTATTCTTACCTCATGGTTGTCTTCGAGACGAAACTTCGCCCCTGAATAACGTCCAATGAGGACCCAATCTTTTGGTTTGCACCAAACTTCACCTTCGAATTTAGCAGTATCTCCATACGCCGTTGGCCCAACTTTTAAAACGTAGGCAACTACCGTCGCTAGAGATTCTCTTTCGAGAGTTGAATTTGTTAAGTGAATACCACCTTCGGTTACGCCTTTACCCTTGTAAGGTAAAACCAATAACCGCCATCCGGT